CAATGATTGGCGGTAAACGGGGTTGTCTTTTGATTGGTGTCACTTAACCAAAACCGCTACGAATAAATTCTACTGCGGCGTACCCTAATCGACTAGTGTTGCAGCACTGTACATGCCAGCGCCTAACAATTTAGGGCCGGGATGCATGGCCGACATAAGTCGAGATCCAATCCACTTCAAAGCACTGCTACCTATAGCTTTTACACTTGTATAAGTGAGATCGCTTAAAGCTGCAGATGCTTGGTTAGCCATGGAGACGACTAACGGATTGGATGGTGCAGTTACGGGTACTAACTGCAGGAGCGAAGCGTTAACTTCGTTCACCAAACACTCGATATTGTAAACAATTTCAAAGTCTAGGCAAACACCAACAGGCGCTCCAACCATCTCGATTTGAATTGCATCGAACTGACCACCCGGGTAGGTGGTATTTAACGGTTCGAATGCGGTAAACGACCTGGAAGATGATCCAAGAGGTCTAAACAAAACCGGGATTTCCATACCGGACACAATTGGGTGCGTGGCTACCTCCACCGCATACACATTACCAGCAGCTTGCGTAGCTCCTAAAAGCGCAAGCTTCGGCACACGGGTTACAATAATATAACCCCCTGCCGTCAAGGCTGGTAACACGTTGCGAATGATAAGACCCGCCGTAACAACCCTATAAGCCGAACAATTCGTGACAATGAAACCGACACCGGGGGCACCACCATAGGCGGCTCCCCAAGTATAAGTTCCTCCGATAAGACTTGCTTGGTAGAAATAGGTTGTCGACACACCAGGAGTGAAACCATAAATGGCTCCTCCCCCGGTGACGGCAACACCCGAAATGTGACCTCTAACTTGGAAAGGGATTGTAGACTCGCCCATACCGTCAAACCATTTAGCTCCTCTTGCTTTAGTGCAAAAGGGATCAACGATCGAACAGACGGTTTCAACCATACCGCTTGGTACGCGTTGAGGGCCGTTGTTAATTGATGTTTGCATCCGAACAGAAGCCGGCAACACAGCAACCTGCGTTTTCTTCTTCTTCGAACTCTTTCCTTTGTTAGCATTCTTCTTCTTACTCTTTTTCATTGTGAAACACGGATACGTTTTGTATTTACAATAAAATTTGCGCCCCACCTGCTGGTGGCGGGGCGGCAGACAGTACAACAGCAACAAGCCAGCGCTATTGTACACGAAGAAGTCGGGGTAGATGTTCCTCCCCCCTTGTAGATGGGTTTCCCGGGAGCGACGAACCTCCTCCCTTTGGAGTGGGAAACCAGAAGTTTAATGACATTTCGGTCGGTTACGGGGTAAGACACCCCGTGGTCATCGTCGAAGAGCGTTGTGGAACGCCGGGTCACATCTAGCATAACCCTTGAAATGGCTGACGTCTACTCCTCACTCTCCAAATCCTCTTTCGCAAGCACGTAAGCTGTGTACAAGCGAGGGAGATCTGGTGAGTGCCTGAGATCGTTGCAAAACTGTGCATCGAATTCAGGAGAGAACTTTTGGCATAGAAAACGCATAAACGTTTTGCCTATATTCTCAGGAATGGCGATAGTGCCGTTGAAAGTGTGGGAACAAAAGCTAGCAGTAACATCATCATGATCATGAACACTCTTTGGCTCAAAACCAAGCTCTGCATACCTCTTCATGTACCCATCACTAACAACCTCAACACTGTCATCGCCCATTGCTATGATGTCCTTAGAACCAGCTAGGAACCCCAACAGAACACGCATCGCTGAATTGCGGCGTGCTGTTATAAAGGACCCAGTATTCTGGATTCCGCGAACATCAACTTGAATGAGTCGACCGTCCGACGTTGAGAAGAGGCGGGTAACGCACGATTGCTGAAACCCTCTAAGAACCTTATACCACATAGAGTCCTCTTCCTCTCCATAGAGAAAGACAAAACTGTCCAACTCTATAAGCCACTCTGGCACCGACCAATCCCACATACTCATGTCTAAAGATTTAATCGGCCCTTGGGCTCTCAACGCATCGATCTGCAAATTGAGACTGGCTTGTTGTTCGTCAGTCGAAACACCCATTCCGGGCTTCGATGGAATAAACTCCCAATTAGTGAGTTCAATCGCAACCTGCGGTGAAAACAATATTCGGGTAACCAACTCATCAACCAATGACATACTCGAGATCAAACGGAGTCGTCCCTCCTGCAATTTAGCGGTGGAATGCGGTTCCTGTTTAATAAACAATCGAATAGGATCATTAGCAAATCGATCCAACATCTGAAATTCGTCCAGATCGCAAATGTCGTCACTAGCCAACACATTAAGTCGGTCAATAACAGCATCCGCAATGAGATCGCCATGATTCTGAAGTACCTCTCCTTTAGTCTTTCCTAACTTTATCCAGGGAATTCCTGGAGTCGAATCAGAAGTAACACAGGGGTAATGTAGTTTCACCATTTCCGGCGTCACATTCATCTCCTTTCCTTCAAAACCAAAAGGTCTTCTCGCTCGAGGATATCGAGCCCAAAACCATTCAGCTGCAGCCCGTTTCTCTTCTAAGGTGGGCTTATACCTTTCACTCTCCGGTGGGATTCTTTTAACGTGGATCCCGAGACTTTTCAGCTCGGCCTCACCTCCACGTGACGGCCAACCTAAGTCGTTGAGCTCAGGGACGCTTCTTGCAACCTCTTCAAGGAGTTTCGAATTCTCTTTCGCTGACTGGAACTTAGGTCCGATTCGGACAGTCGTGCCAACAAGGCGCGTTCTGCTGGACCAGGCGATCTCTCGATAGTCGGGGAAGAAGGTGTACTCGGTAAGCTTTCGGGCTTCACTTCCACTTTCTCTGACTTCGTCAGGATCTTCGTCACTCTCACTGGCTCTGCCACTGGCTCTGCCTTCGGCGTCGTCCTTAAGGGGCTCGCCTTCTGAGTTGACGCTGCCGTCACCACCTTCGGTCTCGCTTCTTTCAAAGCTGACTTCTGGTGTTCCACCAAGGGCGGCGGACTCGGGTTTGCTATGCTTGATGCTTTCGCTGTACCTTCGCGCGAAGGAAGCTTGTTTTGCTTTCCAATCGCGGGAATCGAGACTGTTACATTCTTCGACTCCTCCACTACCACCTTTGGCAGCTCGCGTTTTAACTGCTTGGGAACTACGCGAGACAAGTCCCCTGAGAAGAAATCCTCTTTCGAGCTCTCCTCATCGCCCCAAGTGTATCCACTATCCCGGCCGACCGCTGGATACTTATTCTCTAAATACCCATCCGCCCAGCTTGTATACGTGTCACCTTTGACATTAACATGCCCAATCACTTCCTTTCGGTAGACTGGAATGCTCGTAAACTCGGTTCGAAGATCTTCGATAGGACCACGGTTGAACCTACGCTCTTCCTCATCCTCATCACGTGCTTGAACATCAAACTCGTCATAACTTGCGTATTTAAACGATCTGTTCTTAGCACCCAAAGACTCTTCGGGAACCTCCAACAAGAAAGACAAACCAAAACCATAATTCTTGTTGCCTTTCGGGGAAGCCCCTGAGTGAACACCAACTGCCGCACCACCAGCTATCAGGGGTGAACCTGACGTACCAGGGCGCGTCGACGCTGTGTGGAGAAGGCCAAATGGTCGCTCTCGCTCAACAGAGGTAATGCCTATAGCATAACCCGGCTTACCGTACACATCGTACCCGTAAACCGAAACCGCTTGGTTGAGAAGCGAATGGCCAATCTTCATCGACGTGACACTAGTCGCGGCCCAGAACCCTTTAGGAACCGTAAGTGCAACTGTATCAGTCATCGGCGATGATAACTCCACCGCGAACTTTGAAATGGCAACCTTGACAGGTCCATCATTTCCAAAGAACGCAAACTCGTACGCCTGCAAAGCCGTCCACACATGCGCTGCTGTGTACATCAAATCACCAACTCGAAAGAACATGCCCAGAAGAGTATTCTCATTAACGAAAATAGCTGCTACGGACCTGTGCATTACACTCTGATGAAAGACACTACCACGCACCGAGGACTCCAGTCCACCCACATCACTACTGATATGACTGTTCAACTGAAGTACCTTAGATACATCATTGACTGGCCCTCGAACCCAAATCTGTCGACCATCGATCTCAACAACCCCATAAGGGCCGTCGGTATCGTACTTGATCTCCTTAACGTAGACTTGGGCTGGTGCTAACTCTAACACCTTGTACTCATAGTTCATACCCGCCACGACCTCACTCAAGTTATGAACAAGTCGCGGCATGAACCAATTCATACCGTACGAAAACATACTAACTACCGCAATCTTTCGAAAGAAGAGCTCGCATGCACGGAACTTCCACGCAGCATCCATGATCATCTTTTTCAAGACATCAATCTCAACCGCCGACTTGCCACGCGTCATCTCTGGCGTCGCATACATCAACAGGTAAATAAACCCACGGGAAATCCCAGACAAAATCCATGCTCGAACGAGCAACCACCACGACATTCGTTTTAAAAAAGTATTACTACTGTACTTGGCGTCAATTGAAAGCTTGTTGTTAGACATTCT